GGATCTCTTCGATCTTGCCATAAGTCTCCTGTCGGGTTATAAATTTATCGACGATGCAGGTCGTCAAATAGACCGCCTAAGCGGGAAGGTCTGTGCTTTTGTTTCTTAAACCAAGCATAGGACCAATAAGGGGCATCCTGGGTTTGCTTCATTTGGTCCAGCGGGTGCCAATACTTAACTTGATACGCTAAAGCGTCCACAATGTCGTCGTGGGGAGCTTTAGGAAAAGCCATGAGTTGCTCTTCCAACTGATACAGATGGGGGGCGTGAAAAATCCGTCTGTTGGAATAATGGGGAATAAGTGACCGAATGTGCGTGGGTTTACTTTCGTTATTAAATGGCTTAACCTCTTCAATAACAAAAAACTTATTCCGTTTCTTCATTTCATTTTGTAATAAATCCATTAACATAATTTGAGATGTTACAGTTTCTACCAATACTTTATAGATATTATGGTAGGTATCTACCATTCTAAATATCTCTTCAATTAACATCTGAGGATTAACCTTAATCCCCTTAGCTTCTAACACATACACTAAATTGTCTGCGTCTACTTTCGTAACAACAATACCTGTATCATCACTATACTGGTGGAGCCGAAAAGCAGGGTCAATGGAGATGATAACTGGAAGCGGAGCAAGCTTAGCCATTAGCTCCGGAGTAATATCAAACTTCTGTATCCAGTCTCGCTTAAATTCTAAATTGGCTTCATCTAAGGGATCGTTCAGGTATTGTGAAAAGAACTTTTGAGCGTTTGTTCGTTTGAGACGCTCGATACTTTCAATAATCCGATCTTTTGGATCAACTTTTACTCTTTCAAGTCTTTCGGCTTCTGTTAAAACAAAAGCGGCTGGAAAAATAGGTTTCCCGTCTTCAATAACCTTCCGCAAATAGATGTCGTAACCACCAAGGGCCATTAGGTTTCCCTAATAGCCTGCGATGTTAATAAATATTGTTTGGCCGCTTCTAATTCATCGGGGGTTGACAGATACCCTAGAGCCCGATTACAACTATTACATAATAATCCACGAACTACCCCAGTAAGATGATCGTGGTCAATATCAAAATCTCGTGGGGGTACCCGTTTACAAATTGCACAAAGACCGCCTTGAAGTAATAAGAAGCTTTCGTATTGTTCAGCAGTCAGACCGTATCTTTTGAGTCTATGTTTAAAAGCTTTTGCTTTCACTCTATCGGGATGCGCTAGAGCCCAAACTTTTGCTCTCGTCTTTGCCTCGTCTCGATGAGTTAAATAATACTTGTGACGATATACCGCATTATATTTATGATATTTTTTATTCCACAAATATTTACACTGCTTACATGACCTGCTCTTAGATAAATTCGAGACAGTTCTTAAATGGCCTCTAATACAAAACAGTTTTTCCTTACTCATAATACGATAGGTAATTCTTAACTTGAATATGTTGAGGGTCTTTCAGAGATTTCCACGAGGCGCCTGATTCCAATCCAACTCGTTCAGAAATTTCCACAAGACAGTGATAATAGTTCTCTTCCCATAAAGTTTTTCCAGTCTGATTATCAACGATTGCAACATCAATAGCACGAGAAGGGAAGTAATTATGAGCCCCAAGAGTTTTATATCCATCCACATTCGTAACCACGAGGTTTTTATCCTCAACCACCCATACCCCGGTTGGTAGTTGCTTTCGGCCTTTCTTATAGAGATCAAATTGTTGAGCAACCGGGCGATGGACCTCCGTAAGAACCAGATATTTACCAGGTTGTCGTTTAAAAAATTCATTCGTTATTTCTTCCCATCTATCTCGAATTGCTTTGCAGGCGTCATCAATGTTTTTGCTCGACACTGTTCATTTTCTCCACTGTTCGTTGAGTAGATAAACCTAACATCCCTACCAAAACGGGCATCATGACTGACATGTCTAATACGGGTAAATTTATGGGTTTCCCGGCCACAGCGAGGATAAAATTAGCGATAGGAAGACACACATACTGCCAAGTAAAAGAAGAAACAAATACCCACATAAGAGAAGGACGAGCCGCAGCAATCCACCAATTTGTACTCTTCGCTTCCTCAATGTTGATTTCAGCCTGCTTTTGATCCACTGCCGATAAAGCCGCAATAATTGTTTCTTCATGTCGATTAATTTCCTGTTCGAGTTTAAGTCGGGCTTCTGCCTTCTTAGCCGGATCTGGGATAAAACTCAACGCCTTATCGAGAATCGGAGCCAATACGCCTAAAAGAGGAATCATATAGCTAAGTATCCTCGGTTATGAATTCTTTTTAACATCCGGTAGATTCTTCGGATGTGAAATTCTGGCGTGCTTGGGGAGTACAATTGGTGTGCCAACTGTAGGAGTGCTTTTGCTCGTTTCTTTCTCATAGTCCCTCAACCATAATGCAGTCACCTCTAAAGCCCATAAACATTTACACTCCCCGTAGCCGTGATTGCTACAATAACCGTCTAACTCTTTACCCATTTTCGCCACGCTTTACGTTCAACCTCATCCTTAAAATAATACCCATTTATTGATTGAGACTCTTCGTCAATAAGATATCCATACAAGTCACCAAGACTATAGCGAGTGCCAATAACCACAATAATCCCACCGGGATCAAGAAGAGGTAGAGTATCTTTATAGCCATCGATTGTTTTCCTTATGAGTTCTGGGGTAGTTGTATTTTCAGGAGCCACTACGTCATCAAAAATAAGAATGTCACAGTGAGAACCAGTCTTACCTGTAGTAATTCCACCGGTACTAAGAGTAGGATCAATAGTTTTACGTGTTTTCTGGGCAATGTCACAAAATTCCCGGGTTTTACGAGTTTTACGAGTAAAGAAAGTGCCAAAAAGGACTTTTAAATCAGAATCCTCTAAAAGCCCTTTAATTTGGTGGAGAATGTTTTTAGAGAGGACCCAAGAGGCTGAAATAATCTTAACCCGGAGGTTGGGGTCCCTTAAAAGCTGCTGAATCACCCAGCAAGATACTGTAACTGATTTCTGATGGCCACGAGGTAAAAGAATGAGTTTACGGTCTCCTGGGGCTTCTAGAACTTGAACCAGACCCCCATGAAGGGAGTCATCCCACCGCTTCATTTTAAACACTTCTGTAACGAGGAATTTAAGATCTTGACGGCAGCGATCCTTGAGGGCGTCTATTTGCTCTACTTCACCCATAATCGGTTAATCACCGCCTGTTTAACATCTAGATCAGGCTGTTCTTTGATTATCTCTCTTGTACGCTTAAAGTCCTGCCTGAACTTACTATCGGCCCGCAAATGAGGCGCTAGGAGCCTTCTATTGAATCCTGACGCCTTACAGGCTTCTTCTACATCCCCTAAATCTTTAAATCTCTGTATAAACATACTCTTTAAAAGAGCCGTAACCTTACTCCTAGTATCAACACTTTCTTTATAGCCAGTTACTTGGTCTATAACAAATCCTTTAGTGTATTTTACTTCCCGTTGTGGCATGGATGACTCCTACAATTATCCTATTTGGAGGTATTTTTGGAGGCGTTTTCTGTACTTGGAACAGCCTCTTTAACGTATCTAGCTCGTAAAGTCCTGATATCGAACAGGTTTCGTTGTAATTGGTCAATCCTCCGGAGCGCCTTGTTCTCCATTTTATCGAGCCTTCTTAGGGTTAATTTGGGACGTAAATTTTTCTGCATATTTCTCCTATTTCTCTCCCTGAAAGTAGGGGGTTGCTTGGGTGAAAGTCTATGACTCTCAAATTTTTTACATGTGTGGGGGGAGGGTTAGACTAAATTACAGTACCCCCTTGGGAATTCAAGAAATTTCTAGGCTAAAATAGAGTTCCTAAGGCCTCACTTCTCGTGCCTAACCAGATTGGTTGCGACTAGGATAGACTATATGTGGCAATATGCATGAGTATCAACTGGTATGGACTATGGGTATGCCTAGTGAAGGCCAAAACATAGGATATTAGGAGACTAGGATAGGATAGATGTGAGCATTTGCTCACATGAGGTTATCCACCAACACACCCTCCCTACTTATATAATCCGTAACCTCGACTAACAAAATTTTCAGACAACTTCGACAATCTGAACTTTGGGATAGTTCTAATACTGAGATCTACAAAATACTGCTTAAGACATACCTTTAGTTTGTCTACATCCTTTGTCACAGCATTAGGCATACGAAGAACAAACCGACGACGAGATGAGGTCGAATAGTCTTAGCTAGTTCGACCTGTAGATCCTTTAAAACAGCATATACAGTATCCTCAAACTTAGTTTTAGTAAGTAAGAGCCTATTCTTTCTCTTTTGTATGAACGACTGTTGTTCTTTTGACATATGTGTTCAGGGAATATGCTACTTTTCTTCTTACTAGGATACATATGTATCTATCGAGTAAGAATATGCTTGTCCAACTTGAGATCCCGGTATCCCAATGATGCATCCTATGAGGAGCTTTAAGCTCCGAATATCCTAGTAGGGGTATACAATCTTAAGTAGCCAAAACCAGTATATCGAGTCCCCGTTTCTGTACGTCCACATCTCTTCCGCAAGTTTAAAGACCTCAAAGACTGTTTGAATGGGTCTAAGGGCCGTTCTGTTTGTGTCAAGGTGACAAATGGGCCTAAATCGGCTAGTTTTAACACAACCGCCCTACATCTATAGACCTGCACAC